GACGACGCGTATTTTTTTATTGAGAGTGAATGGCAGTAAACCGAGCTTTTTCCGCTCCTTGTTCTCATCCTTGAGATATCCTTCTAAACGCGATCTGTTGAGGAAGGTTGTCACTACGTTATCTCTGATCTCATCAACCTTGCGGCTGAGGATCTCTCTCTCCTCGTTCGGAAAGAGGTCGTACCCGGCAGGCCGAGGGACGACAGGAAAGTAGTTGGACGCGTCGAATTTCTTATCAAGGGGCTTGAAGCGGAGAGCCTTGTTTATCTTTTTGTTTTTCTTACATATCACCTGGTAGGGATACGGAAGTTTCCAGAGAAACTTATCCTCCTGCTTCTTTAATATTCCGAGGTTAGAGCGAACACACTTAACAAAACCACTACTGGTAGTTGTAGCATCGTAAGCTAAACCAAGGACGTCCTCTACATCAGCCTTCATGTAAAGGGCTTTGGCGTTTGTCTTCTTCACGTGAGCACAGTTATCAAATAATGTTGAATTAACTTCTGCCAGGGATTCTGACCTCAGGCACTTGTCCATATTGGTCTCCATCCCTACTTGTCCGCCGTTATAGACAATACGACTAGCTAGGTCGCTTTTGCTATTAGGCTCCTTGAGCAATAAGTCATCACCATTAATGAGACAACGGTGCTGCGTCCACTCTTTGAAAGAAATTTCCTTCCTCTCAAGAAGGTCGGTAAGCGACATGTCGACGATAGTCTTGTTTGTCAGACAGAGTAAGGGGAAGCTCATGAAGCACCCCATAGGCTGACCCCGGAAAAAGTCCATGGTAGGACCAAAATCCGGGTCTCCGAGCTCCGGTTCAAACCTAGCGTCGCGATTCTTAAGGATCAGGTTGCCCAAAACCCTCAAGCATCTCATTTCATCATCACTCATCTCGTCGGCCTGCTCGATCAGGATTTCTATTCCGGCTTGAACGTACTCTTTCTTTATGTTGTCAGTAGCCCCGATGTAATCGAAGCTAAGAAATTTCCCTTCACCGTTGAGTTCAGCAACACGATCCGAAGTAGGATCACCCTTCAGAAGCCAAAGGCGACGAGAAAGCCGAGTATACAAAGATTGGTGTAACTGGGAAAGAACTTGATTATTGTAGGAAGAGTAGCAAGTTACTACTCTTGGCTTGCCACTGGAAAAGACCAGTGCAGGACTACAAGTTTCAGAGAATTTCTCCCGATTCCAGTTTCCACCTAATGTCCTCGGATTATAGCAGGTCGCAGACCCGTTAGGGATATAAGAATGCCTGTCTCTGTTCCATCCAGGTGGAACATTGGACCGAAAGGCTTTCTTATACCTCTCTAAATGATCGGTATCTACTTCGACGGGCTCAGCCATCCTATACTTCCA